ACAGTTGTTGATCCGCCGCCGCCTGCCGGAACCGTCCATCCACCGGATGCGTCCCAGTAGCTCCCCTGTGGCGGGTCTTGCGTTCCCGTATCGGCGGGTGTTATGGTATCCTTGCCGCCAAGAGCCCCGAACCTTGCCCACGTACTGTCAGATTTCAGAACGGTTGTTCCGTCCGTTACTCCGCCTGCATTAATATCATCAGGCACCGCGATTTTATCTTTTGATGCCAGAGCGCCCAGATCGCCAGGCTGAACAGCAGTATCAGCCAGACCGAGTGAGGCAACGCCTGTATCAGAAAGCGCAATGGTACGATCAGCCGAAAGATCACCGCCGCCTGTAATATAAACCCCGTCACCTGTGATCTGCCGTGTTAATGATACTCCCTGAGAAAGTCCGTCAAGCTTTGTTTTGTCACCATTCGTAAACAAACGGTTTTTCAAACCATCCGCCATATTGTCCATATTAAAGACATCAGCCTGCTTCCCTTGAGGGTCATAAACAGATACCTGTAGGGCATTATCTGCTTTTATTCCTTGCTCAACCGTAGCAAAATCTGTTCTTTTTGCTGTTGCGGCATCTCCTAAAACGGCGGGCGTTACCATTTTATCATTTGCTGTGCCTTGTTCAACATCGTCTTTCGTTGCAGTCGGAACTTCAAAAGTGTGTGTGTGATAAGGAATTACCATATCGGGACAACCTCTATATTTTTATACAATAAAGAATGAAACCATTTTCTGGCTGGTTGCCGGAAAATCAGTTTGATTTACAAACTGCCTGTTATGTGCAAATCAGTCATGCGGTGGATTTGTCATGGCAAAAGCAGAAATAGCGCCGGTTGAAATTATTCTGGCCTCAAGCTCTGCAATCCGGTCTTCCAAAGGCCGGGTAATTTCTGCTAAAGCAATGTGTGCAAATTGATTGTTGGCATAGACAAGCACCCTGATTTTCGCCGGGTTATTTATCCTGCCGACAGGAAAGGGGAAAACTGGAATTGACATCTTACATCCTTGGAATTGAAAACCTTTAAAAAGGAAATATTCACAATCAGCAACTGCATTTCCCGTAACGTTCCGGAATTTACTGATCATTATGAAATTGCTGAACATGCTGGCTGTACCTTGCCTGTGAACAGTTTTTCTGAAAAACTGTCTTTCCGGATTTGATCATGTCCTTCGAAAAACCGATACTGGATACAATCAGCAGCGCCGGTATGTACACCGCGACACAAACAGTATCCTGTTTGTCTTGTGAAAAATTTTATGATGTTTTTGCGCCTGATTTTGCCGGGAACGGTTCAGGTTCATATGTCATCAGGAAATTTTCATGCCATTTCCCTGCCCGGGTTCGCCATAACCGGATTGCTGAAAAAGCAACAGCAAGTATAAGCGGGATTTAGTTTTTATCTTCTGTCATGTTTTTATTGCGTGAAATACAGCAAGATTGACAGGTCTGCTTTCTGAACCGCCGGAGGTTGCAATTGTAATTGTATGCAAGTGATCACCGGTATAGGATGTAGGTTTGTTAGACTGGCTGCCTATTCTTTGAAAAGTTGGACTACCGGACGCTTGCCAGGGTGCCGGTTGTGTGTATGTGTAATCGTGGGTGTGCCCTCCATTTGTTGAACAGGCCGCCTCATGCGTATGAGCTTTGTTATTGCTTTCCTGTCTGCTGGCCCAAGGGCGATTTACATCAATACCCCTGCTGTTATCCCAGCCGCGAAGAAACATTCCACGAAAATCAGGGACATTAAACGTTGTGGAACCGTCACCGGCGCCCCAGAATGTGCCAATCGTCTTAAAAAGATTTGCATAGGCAGTACGGGATACAGCAGCGCCATCACAAGGTAACCAGTCTGCCGGAGCTGCTTTCATAGCAAATGCCATGACCGCACCTGTCGGCGTAGTCTGATTTGCTGTCGGGTTTAAAAGCAGCCAGCCGCCAGCATTACCATTCAAACTGGTTGAATAGACCATTTCATAAATACCGCCGGCCTGTATTTCATTGCCGGAAAGCGGTACGATACCGGAAAAACTTGCTTTATAAACCGGTTTCATACCAATATTATTTATATTTAAGGTTGTGGCACTGTTATTCATTATCAATGCGCGAAAACGAACAATAATTCCATCTATATAGCTCGTAACAGGTGATTTAAGCCGTACTGCAATATTGTTTGCCGTACCGGTTGCAGTTATCGTACCACCCAGGTCAAAAAGCAATTCCCGCAATCGCTGCATCATGGAACGAGCAGAATTATTGACTGAGCTTGGCGGTTGCCCCTCGGCCCAGTTGATAACATCATCAGCATTGGCATTACTGGCCGCAAACAGCGACCAATCGTAAATAGAACTCATCGATATCTCCGAATAAAAAAACTGTCCCGGCTCAATATATCTGTCGCGTTACTTCGGCGTCAGATGTTCCGAACCGGATAAAATGCTAAAAAACAACCGGCCTGTTTGTTATCAGTGATCATTACCGGTTATATGTGCATCATGAATTTAAAGAGTTTCAGTCAAAAAGCTGTCGTTACCAATAACGACACCGGAAACAAATAAAATAATTACAAAAACCTGGAATCCAAACGCCTCATCACCAGCCCAAGCTGTGCATAATCCACGCAATACAGCCCATCTGCCGGGTCAATACGGACTGCTTGCGGATGCGTTTCAAGAATATCCTGCGCCATCACACCACGATAGCGCACAGATTTGCCAATATAGTTGAAATCATAAAGCCGGAAACCATTTTTCTCGCCCGCCGGAGTAATGTTTTCTTTTGCCCGTATATCGGATTTTCCGAACAGGCCGCCAAGAGCGCCACCGATATTACCTGCCATCTGCCAAGGACTGGCAGTCTGCTGCGTTTGACTCTGGCTGGTGCCGGACTGCGTTCCATAATGGCCAGCAAAGCCATTTGCTGCATTCTGCAAAAAACCCAGCCGGTTCCAGTCGCGGTTATCTTCTTCCGACCATTTCTGCCGGTCTGCATTCAGCTTATCCTGCGCATTCTGATCAAGCAGCCGGCCGCCATCCAGCGCTGCCCTGCGCGTCTCACTCTGATTACGGAAATAATTTCCAGCGGTACCAAGCTGGTTCTGATTGGCAGAATCAATCTGGCTGTTTGCGGCAAGCATGTTCTGCATTGTCCGGTTGTAATCACTCTCAAGTCCATTCAATAACATATTGGACGCATTTCTTGCCAGAACATCGGAATTTGCACCGGAACCATAACGCCCCGCCCCGGACATCCGGCTGTTGACCTGTGCCGCCATATTGCTGATTTCATCATTCAGCCGATCCTGATAATAAGGATTTCCCTGCTGCAAATATTTTCCCGATGCCATATCAGCAAGATTCTGCGAAGCAGATGTCGGCCCCGTGGCCAGCCGTGCAAGCCCCGGATCGTTGAAAGCGCTCGCCGCATCCTGTAACCCGCTGATGGCATTTCGTGTTTCATTACTTAAATCCGCAACCCGCTGTCCCTGATAAACATTGCCTCCCTTGCCGGAACTGTAAATCCGCATTGCATCACCTGCCCCCTGTTGAAACAAAGGCAAGGCCCATGAAGGCGGAGCACTCGTCTGCGTTGTTGTCTGTTTCTGTCTGCTGCCACCTTTTCCAATATCACTGCCACCCATCTTAAAGCTCCTTTCTATATCGTATGACTTCGGGCCGGTATCCATGCCGTGCAAGCGCCTTGCGCCAGCCGATACGGCCCAGCGGACAGATTTCCGCAGCGCCGATCTCACGCGCCCAGTTCTCAATCGGCCTGATCATATCTGCCAGATTCGGGCCGCCATCACCTGCAAGTTCCAATAACAGAACCCGCTTTCTGCCGGTTTTTGTGATTTCAATTTCAGACGTGACAAAAGCCACAAAATTTTCATTCTCATCAAGGATCAGCCATAATTGTTCCCGGCCTTGCACCAGATTGCACGCCATCTGCTCAAGCGACACATCATCGGGAAAGCGTTCCTCGATTTTTCTCATTGCTTCAGTGATCTGCGGCCCATATCCGGCAATCCTTTCAAACGGCCAGCCTTGTGTCAAATGGATGGAATAAGTCACCGCAGCCCCGCCCCCATAAAAGTCACATCAAACCCCTTCATATGGTGCCATATGGCACCTTCAGGGATACGCAGGCGGAATTTATGAAACCGTGACCGTGACCGCACATGATAGCGCCCCGTATTATATGAAGGCTGACGCTCTCTCCCCCATCTGATTTCTTCATATTGTGTCCGCCGGAAACGCGAACCAACAGACATAAAGGCTTCATCCGTATCCAGCATCGGATAGACAGATGCCATCCGCCAGATTTCTCCACCTGTGCTACCAACTTCCTGCGATGTAACCGTCGCCTCCATCAACGGCCCGGAAAATGAGCCAAGGCGGTAATCTGTCGAAAACATACCAAGAATAGGCGCACCACCCTGCCATGCCTTGCTATCCAGAGAAAACGGCAATTTTTCAAGGCTGTCTGAAATCTTGTCAAGGCTTTCAAGCGTATAACCGGCATTGTAGACCGGCATGATCCCTGTTGCCCTGATGGTGACAATTGACCAGTGTTGCAACCCCCAGTCATAAACCAGCATTTCATCAAATGTGCCCAGCCCGGCATAATCCATTGCCCAATACACACGCGAAAAAAACGGATCGATCACCCCGAATATTTCCGAAATACTGACCGTATTAAGCCGTGAGAAAACAGTCCGGTCAACTTTTTCAAAACCGATAGAGCTGACAGACCCGTCAGCTGCAATCTGAAAAAACCCTCCTTCATCAGCATAAAACGCCTGCACCCCGCGGGTTGCAATCGACCAGGGAGATTTTGCCCCGCGTTTGTCATGTATTTTCTGAAAGCTGAAAACAATATCGGAACCCGGTACAAACGTACCCATATAAATCGCTGATTGTAAGAAGATAATCGGATTGGTTGCCTCGTTCGACCCCTGAACCATCCCCCCATCGGGAAAGTCCTGATAATCACAATTCTTTTGCTGAGGCGTCCACCATTCAGCATCATTAAGACCAGACCAGTAAACCCGGTTCGGATTATCCGGCAACTGCATCAGGCAGACAAAATCCCCCCAGATTTTCACAATCCCGGCACGCGGCGGATTACCGCCAAGATCACGAAAGACAGTTGACGAACCAATATCAAAAACCTGTGGCGGATCATTCTTGTTAACCGCAATGACATAATTGCCAAATACCGCAAATGACCAGCGGGCATTCGGATTGGCAGAATAGGTTACACCTTCCTGACAAACATCCCGCCAGGACAAATCCGTGTTGTCAAGCATATAGAGCTTCCCCGATGTGCCAACAAAAACAGTTGTCGCACCATCAAGAGAGCGCACAGCAATAGCCCCCAGTGGCGGTTCGGAAAAACCCTGCGTAAACGCCTTGAAAGAAGGCATCGGAATATATGAACCATCTGCCGGAAGACAATTGCGGATATCATCTGTATAATCGGTATTCAGCCCGGAAACATCCGGCCTGTATTCAGCAATAGGAAAAACAGTCATCTAAAAACCCGTTGCCCGGATATATCCGGTGCCATTCCGGCGCGATGTTTCCACACGCAATGCCGTCAATTGTTCATCGAAATCATTAAAGGCAGCCATCGCCATTGGCGCATCTTTCAAAATGTCCTTGTAAAGTTCGTATTTTGCCCGCGCCTTGATCATATCAAAAGCCTCATAAAACCAGGGATGCGCTTCGCTGGCTGATGTAATATTGTGAAGCCGCACGGGTGAAAGTGCCAGCCGGATGCGATAACGGTTGTTGTCGGGTACTGGATAAAGCCGCAATTTTTGTGCAAAATAGGTATAATATCGTGGCCTGCCCTGAACCGCACTGCCATCAGACAGAAGCTCCAGCGTTTCCGAAGTTTCATGCTGAAGCAGCGTTTGCTGCCTATTATACCCGTCCTCGCAATAAACATTTGTAAGACCAGCCAGAGTGCTGATATTCGGTTCATCGCTACCGCCATACCATTCGCGCCCCTTTATCGTTGAAAACACAACTTCGCGGCTTTCATTGAAATACAGGGGTTCCCGTTCACAAAAGCGGATTGCAGAAAAAATCGCGCTCTGAATTTGCGAAACATACTCACCATTGGTGTCATCCAGCTCATCTGAAATGATACTGACCATATCGACAAATGTGCGGATCTGCGGTTCAAGAATCAAAGGCACATTACTGATCGGCCCGCCCGTCGTTACAAAAACAGTCATAATTTAAACCTTGCAATATCTGGTCTGAAAAAACAGGTCACGACTAATATACTGGCCACATTTACAACAAACATCTTCAAACAAGGCATTACCGGCAGGTAATATCCCGGTTGAGGCCAATGCCTCTTCCGCTGCCTTGGCAGACGGCCGCATCGGTTGTTCAAAAGAAGTATCCAGTCAGTATTCATGAAAACACCTCGCGCAAATAAAGCCGCCAGAAAAAGACAAACTTTGCCTTTCACTGTCGTAACCGTGTTTGAAACCGTAAAATTTGAAAAGAAAATGACTCAGAAACATCAGCGCATTGTGCGCCCTAAGAAGTCATACAACCATTATCTATCATTAAGATAAAAAATCTGAAACCGGCAGACCATGCCATAATCATTGCCGCAACCGGCTCCCATGCTATCAAGAAGAAAGGTTCGTATTTTTACTGATTGCTCAAACCGCCCTTTCAGCATATCCAAAAATGTTCAGACCCCAATGCCTGCCTGATAAATACTCAGCAGAAAGTCAGTCCTTAACCACACCATCCATATGAATTGTCGTAACTTTTATGATAGTTTCATCCGATTCAGGATCAGGAGATACTTCAGAAATCCACACCGCACCATGACCAAACATAACACCCTGCCAGTTTGAAAAAAGTGTTTCATAATCCTGATTGATGACAGTTGCCCGCATTTGCGGCGTAAATATCTGCGGATAATATTTGATGAAATCCTTGGCTGAACGCAACCATATATCCTTGTCACCCAATGTAACAGCTATCGGATATCTTATAAAAAAGCCAACCTTGGCGGGATCATTTTGCCGGACTGCATCCTGAAAAGCGCGAATAAACGGCTCATAGCGCCTGGAAGCTCCATCTCCAAAAAGCCAGTCAAGCCTTTCATTTAGTGTTTTAGTCGTATCATCCGCATTCCCGAAAGACACAGGAAAAATTACACTTACCAGAATTATAATCTTGCAGAATGAAATAATCCGCCGCATCGTTCCCCCTTAAAAGAATGATATTATTATTTCCAATAAACTAGTTAACAGGTGTTTTCCATAATTGGATTTCCTTATTTCTTCTATCAATCAACCCATCACTTTTTTTGCTTTTTTTATCTTTTGTATCTGTATACCAAACCCATTTGGGAAATTCTCTTTCAATTGCACTGTAATCCCCGGCATTTAACTCCCTTAAAAAGGTAGATTTACGGGTTGAGTCTTTATTTCCCATATTCAGGAAAAAAGCAACCAAAGCCGCATATTGATTATCATTCAAGGGAACCTTAACAAGATTTTGTACGTCTTTTGCTGCAACATTAAGATCATCAGCCAATAATTTCCCGGCGTGTTCAGGGGTAATCCTCATCCCTTCATAAGGTACGACTCCGCCTGATCGCCCTGTATGCCCATACCCGATTGTCCAGACATTTCCCTGATCATGATAGGCTTTTGTTTCAAGTTTTTCCCATTCTTTTATTTTCTCAATCGCAGCCGGCGAAACATAACGAACAGTACCGGAACTACGGGCAGGCGGGAAACGATCAGGTCGGGCAAAAACCGGCTTGTGAACAGGAACAGGAATACGATCCCGCGACATGGGAAGCAATATATTGTCACCAGTTGACAGTTCCGGCCTGTAACTGCCATATAATCCTGCCGTTTTTCTGTCTTTTACATCCGCACTCCACGGAATTTGGCGAAGTCGGGGAATATGATCCGATGAACCTGTACCAAGAAGACCACCTTGCATGATATGGGCTATTGTTTCTGCTTGCTTATCCCGATTTTCAGCCCGCCGGTTCGTCCATGAAGAATCCTGTAAACTTTCCAGTTGAACAGAACCATTCCCTTGCCCGACAACAATATTATCATCGGAATTCAGCATCATTCCGTAGAATGGTTTTTCTTCATAATCAAAAAGTGGATTTTGTCTTTGTTGCATATTCCTCCAACTCAAACGCGCCATCGGATCACTATCTCTGCTGTAAGGTACTGGCTCACCACGCCGGGCACTTACATCAGATACAGGTGCATTATTGACCGGAATACCAAATGCCCTGGCAACCAGATGCAGAATTGTATTTTTTGCATTGCCGGGCGCAAAAGGGGCCAGATGCGATTCTGCCATAATCCTTCTCCTGAAATTGATT